TATCACCCAAAAGTAGTATTCCCCTAGCTAGAGTTGCGGATTTATTGCAAGCTTTTGTGATCAACGTAGCATTTGGAACATCCGTTGCAAGGTATATCCTCGTCGCATCACTTGCCATAAAAGGCACACACGTGGTAGAAGCATCCAAATACTCAACACTCGCTATTTCACCATCAAACAATGCAATATCTCTTCCGACAGGCAACATTCCAGTAGGCAATGCACCATCGGCTGCTGGTAAACCATTTCTAGTTACGAATTGACGATTTGGGCCCGTTAGCATTAACCTTGCATTCCAAACGTCCTTATCATTGGCAGTCGGGCCTCCTTTGACTGGATAATGAGTACAACTAGTCATAGGAACGTCACTATATGTTCCAAACAAATGAATGGTCAGTGGTTGAGCCGTCAACTTCGGGTCATCTAAATGATTGAATCCCTTTACTCCGTCAGATTCCTGTGGGGGTGAAAATGGACACATCGCTAGTGGTAAAGTCATTGCAGGGTAATACACCCACACATCAGTTACAATCGTTGGAGGCAGAAATCGTGATAACGTCTCGTCATCACTATACACTCCGGCGAAATCATTATAAGCCAACCACCTTCCAAAATGCGAGATGTCCATGGTTCCTTCGCCAAATATAGTCTGTGTCACTGCGGGTGACCTATCATACATGTTCTTATAACATGCAGTCAATACAGGCCCCATTCTACTGGATTTGAGATACCCGTTTGTAGTCTCATTTGAAAACAACGCTCTAGCCTTCATCTGCAAAAACTGCGACTGCACATTAGTATATGCCTGCTGCCATGCTTCCGATGTTAGGCCTGACATGTGATAGAACACTTGCCACACAGCTGCCATGCAGATTGATTCCAGCCGTTCCCAATAATTTGCCTTAGGGTGTCCCAGGTAGACAGGAAGCGAGTTAAATGCTCCAACGACAATGTCAATTCCCTGTAATAACCCCAAAGTTGCCATATTCCACATTTGACTATCTGTTTCATACAATCGCATATCACAAGACACATTTGAATATTCACCCCATCGTCCAATGTGTCTTGATACTTCAAATCCCGATGAATAACTTCTGTTCGTTGCTGCCTCCGAACCTGACCCTGGAGATTTTTGGCCTCCTTCAGCCAACATCAGCGGAGGATAGTTCATACACAAAGCTACATTCAAATCGTGTACTACACGCATTGTTTTGCTTATATCGATTATTGTATTAACTCTATTTAAGTATTGTATAATTGTGGTAACGTCAAATTGTTCAGCCCATGAACACAAATAATGACATAAATTCACTTCCACTGTTTCACCTCCCAAGAAGTTGATCTGAATTGGTGTTCGCGGTTGTGGACCTGTATTGTCTTCAGGCCCAATATATGTCGGTCCCCATTCAGGAACAACTGTAGCCATCGCGTTTGCCATTTGCCCAGTTGTCGGATCGCTGTCCGATACTTTCCTTGGCAAGATTATATCCAATATGAAACGCCCAGGAACACTTGTTAGTGTTTGATTAGGCACAAAAGGCTGTTTCGTAGGCTCCAATTCTGGGTTTTCCAGTTGTACTTCTTTGTTTACCACATACATGCAGAAAGGCCATTCGGCCCACATCATAGTGTGTAAAGCAATATTCTCTTGTGAATCTCTCCCCGCGTCCATTAGCCCCGTGTTCATGAATATGACGTTACTTCGTCTGTCTCCTTCAGTTGGCACGGTATCTATTG